TTAGTGCTTCCCTTCTATTAAGTCTAACCTAGCTTTTATTCTTTCTATTTCTCTGCGCTGCCATGCCGCCTCGATATAGAATAAGAGATCAGGTCTGACCCCCCATCTAGATCCTGCTGGCGTTATTTCAACGCGCTCAATGATGTCTTCCATTACCATCACTGGATTATCACCCTCATCAACAATGATGCTCCCTTCATTATCAGTCAGCGGCATTTCCCTTTGGCCAGTAATGACATCATCATATAATGCGGGATAATCGTCATAGCAAAGAAAGGCATAGCGGCATGTTGTGCTTTCTTCTTCCATGAGTCCGTGAGAAATAAGAACATCACGAAGTTGCTGCGCGATTACACCATGATGTATCCTCGCCCCTTCTTCCCCCTTTATAGCGACAGCGTTCAGCCATTTATAAGCGATATACCTGACGTCACCCCAGGCATCCAGCAATGCTTCGTCAGGAGAGACCGGCTCTGTCTTTAATGTTCCGTCACTGGTAACCACAGGATTGGAGCCAAGATAAACTGTCGAGAACCTGTTTCCCGGACCACCAAGAGCATTTACATTATCAAGATAAGGTTTAACATCTCCGTTCTCAAAAAGATGTTCGAGTGCGTTATATACCGCGCGACGTGGAGTACTGCTTCCGGAACCATGCAACGTTATCATTGCACCATCTGCTGAAGACGTTGTTTCACCGCCGCTAACGATTAATCTCTGAGCGGTAACATCATCAGACGGTACTTTCTTCGCAATAATGGCGTAATTACCCTCAAGTTTGACTTCCGCGCGAACTTGTCCTGATGTACCTGCATGGACAGTCAGTGACTGGACGGCAACATCATCTGTGAAATCAACGGGTACAGGAACCGTCCTCACGCCTGACGTCGACATAAAAGTAGGAAGCGTTCTGTTAGGAGTGGCTCCGTAGACAAAATCCCTTGAAACAAATTCTTCCTGTTTAATTTTCACCCTGAAACAATACAAATCAGCCGGGTGACCATCGTGAACATAAGGATATTTTCTGTTGTTATCCCCTATGCTCCATGGGTTTAGAAAGTCTTCCCCACCGAAAATGTAGTACAGCCAGTTGTCTTTGATACAAACTGAACCAACACCAACCGCAGAGTTAACTATTCCGCCCTGATAAATCTGATCAGTAACATTAACCCACTCTACATTATCCAGACTCCACTCATTGACGTTAACTCTGGTCATAAATGTTCTTGGATAATTTCCTGCATAACGGTTATCAGGTTCTCCTCCTTCCCACTCACCAAATGCGCGCTCACTGCCAAAAATAATCAGCTCATCGCCAACTTTGGCAAAAGGAAGGTTTGAGTGATGAACATTATTTGGGAAACGAAGAGAATTCCATGATGTACCTAAATCAGAGCTTCTGTGCAATGAACTACCGGGTTGAGTACTTAATGTCCCCCTGGTCGTCAGATACAGAATGCCATCATAATATTTTACACATGGCTCAGATGCATTCGCCTCATATTCTACAGGTATGCGTCTGCGAACAAAGCTACCAGGAGAACCGAAAGCATCAGAGAAATAGAGTATCCCAAGCTCGCGTGGATCAATATCACCATTATGGTAGCCAACAGCAAAACTGTTATCGCTAATCGTCGCAAAACTGTGAATCTCAGTAACAGGAGTGCTTCCGTCAACAAAAGAAGGAATAGTTCCAAGACTGGTTTTTCTCCATGGTGACGAGTGAAATGATGTACCAAAACTCCAGTATCTACCCTCGTTATTCTGATCCACATCCTGGGTATTTTGCGTCGTAACTGTAAAAGTATTTTTATCAATAACAGTAGTCACCGTCATATTCTGTCACGAACGGTGCAATAGTGATCCACACCCAACGCCTGAAATCAGATCCAGGGGGTAATCTGCTCTCCTGATTCAGGAGAGCTTATGGTCACTTTTGAGACAGTTATGGAAATTAAAATCCTGCACAAGCAGGGAATGAGTAGCCGGGCGATTGCCAGAGAACTGGGGATCTCCCGCAATACGGTTAAACGTTATTTGCAGGCAAAATCTGAGCCGCCAAAATATACGCCGCGACCTGCTGTTGCTTCACTCCTGGATGAATACCGGGATTATATTCGTCAACGCATCGCCGATGCTCATCCTTACAAAATCCCGGCAACGGTAATCGCTCGCGAGATCAGAGACCAGGGATATCGTGGCGGAATGACCATTCTCAGGGGATTCATTCGTTCTCTCTCGGTTCCTCAGGAGCAGGAGCCTGCCGTTCGGTTCGAAACTGAACCCGGACGACAGATGCAGGTTGACTGGGGCACTATGCGTAATGGCCGCTCACCGCTTCACGTGTTCGTTGCTGTTCTCGGATACAGCCGAATGTTGTACATCGAATTCACTGACAATATGCGTTATGACACGCTGGAAACCTGCCATCGTAATGCGTTCCGCTTCTTTGGTGGTGTGCCGCGCGAAGTGTTGTATGACAATATGAAAACTGTGGTTCTGCAACGTGACGCATATCAGACCGGTCAGCACCGGTTCCATCCTTCGCTGTGGCAGTTCGGCAAGGAGATGGGCTTCTCTCCCCGACTGTGTCGCCCCTTCAGGGCACAGACTAAAGGTAAGGTGGAACGGATGGTGCAGTACACCCGTAACAGTTTTTACATCCCACTAATGACTCGCCTGCGCCCGATGGGGATCACTGTCGATGTTGAAACAGCCAACCGCCACGGTCTGCGCTGGCTGCACGATGTCGCTAACCAACGAAAGCATGAAACAATCCAGGCCCGTCCCTGCGATCGCTGGCTCGAAGAGCAGCAGTCCATGCTGGCACTGCCTCCGGAGAAAAAAGAGTATGACGTGCATCCTGGTGAAAATCTGGTGAACTTCGACAAACACCCCCTGCATCATCCACTCTCCATCTACGACTCATTCTGCAGAGGAGTGGCGTGATGATGGAACTGCAACATCAACGACTGATGGCGCTCGCCGGGCAGTTGCAACTGGAAAGCCTTATAAGCGCAGCGCCTGCGCTGTCACAACAGGCAGTAGACCAGGAATGGAGTTATATGGACTTCCTGGAGCATCTGCTTCATGAAGAAAAACTGGCACGTCATCAACGTAAACAGGCGATGTATACCCGAATGGCAGCCTTCCCGGCGGTGAAAACGTTCGAAGAGTATGACTTCACATTCGCCACCGGAGCACCGCAGAAGCAACTCCAGTCGTTACGCTCACTCAGCTTCATAGAACGTAATGAAAATATCGTATTACTGGGGCCATCAGGTGTGGGGAAAACCCATCTGGCAATAGCGATGGGCTATGAAGCCGTCCGTGCAGGTATCAAAGTTCGCTTCACAACAGCAGCAGATCTGTTACTTCAGTTATCTACGGCACAACGTCAGGGCCGTTATAAAACGACGCTTCAGCGTGGAGTAATGGCCCCCCGCCTGCTCATCATTGATGAAATAGGCTATCTGCCGTTCAGTCAGGAAGAAGCAAAACTGTTCTTCCAGGTCATTGCTAAACGTTACGAAAAGAGCGCAATGATCCTGACATCCAATCTGCCGTTCGGGCAGTGGGATCAAACGTTCGCCGGTGATGCAGCACTGACCTCCGCGATGCTGGACCGTATCTTACACCACTCACATGTCGTTCAAATCAAAGGAGAAAGCTATCGACTCAGACAGAAACGAAAAGCCGGGGTTATAGCAGAAGCTAATCCTGAGTAAAACGGTGGATCAATATTGGGCCGTTGGTGGAGATATAAGTGGATCACTTTTCATCCGTCGTTGACAAGATGCGGCTGTTTCATTCAGCCAAGCGCAGATTCCTGATGTTGTTCATCAGTTGCTGCTATGGAATATGGTTGACAGTCTGATTAAAACATTAATAGCCATTCTAACAATCCCACTGGTTTTCTGGTTTATGAAGAAGCAGTGCCAAAGAGTTGAGACAGGTAAAATCGGTGATGAAGGATACTCATGGGAGAGGGGAAATCCCAAATACAGGCCGACAATGGTTTGGGATAGCAAAGGAGATATTAACCTTCTTATCATGCCATTGGTTGGAGTTTTGACTCTGTGGGGGATTTTTATTATTGGTGTAGTAACCAATATGACTTGGTTAAAAATTTGGCTGGCCCCAAAGCTTTACCTTATCGAATATGCAGCATCATTGGTTAAGTAATTTCAGGCCGCATAGTCGGCCTTTATTTTTGGCATAAACAACAGAATAAACACTGCACTGTGTATTCATTCCAACGAGTGAATACACGGAGCAATGTCGCTCGTAACTAAACAGGAGCCGACTTGTTCTGATTATTGGAAATCTTCTTTGCCCTCCAATGTGAGGGCCTTTTTATATGCATACCAATAACGCTTCACTCGAGGCGTTTTCGTTATGCAATCAAACAGAAGGAGCATCCTATGCAACAGTTCGCTATTGCAGGGGCGGCATCGGTTCGCCCTTTCAACCCGATTTTATCGGTACAGCATTCACGAAAAAACATTTTAACCGGAGCAGACTTTAAACAACCAAGAATGAAAAGTTTGCTCGAAAAGCTTTGGGATATTTTGAAACAACAAGGCCGTCCATGAGTTTTACGGATAACTGGTCAGACGAAGAATTCATTCGTCAGATGAACAAAATGCTCAATCAGCACAAAGAACAGGAGAAAGATGATGATTCTGACTCTGAATGATAAGCGTGAAATATCGCAAATAATCGCAAGTTTTACTGATGAAGATTACGAACGAATTAACAGTGAAGTTGATCGCCTCTGCAAACGTTGCGACCCAATAAGCGAAATGCTTCGCTCATATAAACCAGATGAACACACTAAGGACGCTATCGACTGGCTGGAAGATGATGACTGTAACTATCAGGAAAAAGCCGCTGAATGGTTCTGGGATGCAATAACCGAAAGAGTTAAGGCTGAATATGCCTTCGCAATATTTAAACGCAGACACATTTTTGGAGAAGCAGCATGAGCAATATCGTTGAATTCGTTAAACAGCAAGAGCAGTTATTCTGCGGAGCATTGACTGAACAGACGGTGACATGGGCTAAGGAAAGCCAGTTTGCAATTCAGTATTTCCAGAAAAACGATTACCTGGCTAAAACAGCACTGGCAAATCCAACCAGCGCACAGAACGCCATCATCAATGTTGCGGCGATCGGCATCACCTTAAACCCTGCAAGCAAACTGGCTTATCTGGTTCCGCGCGATGGCATGGTTTGCCTTGATATCAGCTATATGGGATTGCTCCATATTGCAATGGAGTCTGGTGTTATCTCATGGGGTCAGGCAAAACTTGTTCATGCTAACGATACCTATGAGTCAAACGGGCTTGATAAAGCACCAACCCATAAATACAACGCCTTCGGTGATCGTGGTGATATCGTTGGCGTTTACTGCACAGTTAAGACGCCGGCAGGTGATTATCTAACGGAAGAGATGAGTCTGGCTGAAATTGAGGCTGTAAGGAAAACAAGCAAGGCAGCATTCAGCGATAAAGGACCATGGGTAAATCACTGGAATGAGATGGCGCGAAAGACGGTCGTAAAGCGTGCAAGCAAGTATTGGCCTAAGGCATCACGTCTTGATAGTGCTATTCACGTACTAAACGAAGAAGAAGGTGTATGGACTGAACCAGTTATGCCGCACAAATCAGAGGAAGATATCCGCGAAGATGAACGGAAACGCCAGCAGGAAATAACGGATAAAGCACAACTTCTTTGTGATGAAATGGCTCAGGCAGAAAACATGGATGATTTGAAGCGATATTTTGCAGAAGCATATCGCCTGACATCTGGAATGAAATTGCAGCAGAACATACAAGCCATTTACATAGAATGCAAAGCGAAACTGGAGGTTGCCAGTGAGCAAACTGTATGAAATAGCTAATGAATACGCAAAATTGATGGATTCAGATTTAGAACCAGAGATGATTGCTGACACAATAGAAGGCATGGAAGGAGAATTTACCGATAAAATAGAGCAACTTCTCGCCATTATTAAAAATGAATCTGGTTATGCTGAACGCCTCAAGGAAGAGGCAAAGTCACTAAATGAGCGAGCCGCAGTAATTCAAAATAAGATTGACAGCATCAAATCATATATAGCGTCATCGCTTGAAATGGTTGGCAAGAAAAAGATTCGAGCAGGTATTCACCAGGTAACAATCCGCAAACCGTCAGAAACTGTAGAAATCATCGACTCAAGCGCCCTTCCTCCTGAATACGTTGAGTTTGAAACGACAATTAAAGCCGACAAGTTGGCAATCAAACACCAACTAAAAGCAGGAATAAATATCCCCGGTGCTCAACTCAAAGTTGGGAAACCTTCACTTCTTATCAAATAACGATATCGCCTATGAAAAAGACTCCTTGGGAGAAATGGGAAGTCGATTTCTTGCGCGAAGTAGCGGCAACAATGCCAGTTGAAGTTATCGCTGAAAAACTGGAAAGGACTGAAAAAGCAGTAATGGCGAAAGCAACAAGGATTGGCGCTGACATTGTTAGCCGACTTCGTGGAAGACGCTGGACAAGAGCCGAAGTATCACTTTTCGGTAAGTTCTCCGCAGAAGAAATAGCAATTGCAACCTGCCGCTCAATTTATTCAGTGAGAGCTATGCGATACAAGCTAAAAAAACTCGATGAAGAAAGAGCAGGCATACGAATAAATTAACATGGAGTAATTAACAATGAAGCTAAACATCGACCTCGGAAAATACGTTATTACCGGAACCAAACACGACCTGATTCTTAGCGAAAGAGGAATTATCAAAGAAGGCGAGAATGCAGGGAAAGAAACACTAAGCCGTATCGGTTATTACAGCAAGTTTGAGCATCTGGTTAAAGAATTATGCGACCGTGAAATCCTGTTATCTCAGGCGCAGACGCTACAGGATATTCAGCAACATATCGAGAATTTAGGTGTGTCACTTAGCATGGCTATTGACCAGTTCGTGGAGAGTAAATCATGAGAGGACTTGCATACAATCCCGGCATTCTTCCGGCAGAAATGATTATTCGCCAACGCGTAAAGCCAATGCCATCGAGAGAGGAATTGCTTAAGAGAAATTCTTTTCCATCAGTGAATCAAAACAAATATCTGAATGCGATGTTGCGGAGTGGGAAGAAATGAAACAAATGTCACTAATTGAGATGGATGGATTTCTGAAAGGTAAATGCATCCCACGAGATTTAAAGGTTAACGAAACAAACGCTGAATATCTGGTGCGTAAATTTGCTGAAGCGGAGGCCAAGATTTCGGCTCTGTACGAAGACCACCAGAAAGCGATTGAGTCAATTAAGCAGGCTGATGCAGCTGTTAAGTTGGCACACGAGAAGTTTTCGGCGCTGGCAGCAGAGAATACGGAGCTTAAACAGTCGGAGAAGGAATTTAATAACTTCTGTCGTCAGGAGTACTACGGTTGGGAGGACAACTTCACGGAAACCCCAGCCACCGACGCTTTCCTGGCTGAAATTGAACGCAAAGCAATCCGCAAGTTCATTAACAGCATTGAACACATCCTGCGTGACAAGTTGTCACCGTATGACACCGAAGAGATGCTTGAGGCTATGCGTATTTTTCTGGAAGAACAGAGTGGTGAGCAAAAATGACAATCACAAAACAACGGTTAGAAGAAATCATATCCCGCATTGAAATGTATGGACATGGTGCAGGGTATACCGCTGACGAGGTTTATGACCTAGCTGTACTGGCGCTGAATTTATCAAATATCGCAAACCTGAAGCGATACGAGCTTGATATGGATGGTTGTGACTCGTTCGGTCAGGATTGTGGCGCTGACATGACTGAAGATCCTGATGGCGATTATGTCCTGTTTGATGACGTGGTTAAGTTGTTTGAGTTTGATACATTCGAAAGCCCAGCAAGGGAGACAACCAGTGAGCAAGATTGACTATCAGGCACTGCGTGAGGTGGCGGAACGTGCAATTACAGCAATGGAACGCCTGTTAATGTTGCCAGTTGATGATGATTTGTTAAGTGAACAGGAACTTAAAGATTACGGTGTGGATATTGATGCGCTCAACGCCTTCAAATTTCTGGCCGGACCAGAAACCGTGCTGGCACTGCTGGATGAACGGGAAAGAAACCAGCAATACATAAAACGCCGTGACCAGGAGAACGAGGATATTGCGCTAACGGTAGGGAAACTGCGTGTTGAGCTTGAGGAAGCAAAATCAAAACTCAACGAGCAACGCGAGTATTACGAGGGAGTAATCGCGGATGGAAGTAATCACATAGCAGAACTGGAAAAACAATGCGCCGAATGGGAGCGAAAAGCATTAAGCAACTTTGAAGAGTGTGCTGCGATGGCTGAACGTATCGAAGAGATGCAGACAAAATCTGCGCCAGATTCGTTTGGCATCATCGGTGAAAATATTCGAACACAGGACAATCGAATAACGTCAGATCCCATGTTTTGTGTGTATCAAAAGCGCGAAATCGTTGTTGATGCTGATTATGACCATGACCGGATTGTCTGGGTTGACGAAGATGGCAATGAAGCCAATAAACGCCATAGTCGTCGTCTCGAGCTACTTCATGAAAACTTTCGAGAGCCACCAGAAAAATGGCGGCGCGTTGCTGTGAAAGATATTGATGAATTCGTTACCTGCTGTTTCACCGAACAGGGTTGTAAAGACTACCTGGCAGTCAATGGTCACAATCTTCGCTTGCCATTTATATATGTAAAAAGCGGTTTCAGGAACGCTGAATATATCGACATAAGAAACTGGCTTGCTGGCATTCGCATCAAAGGAGAGTGAGATGAAAGGACAAATATCAATTGTTCGACCGGGAGCATGTGACGATAGCGAGATACGAATGATTATTCGTCTGGCGATGGGGAAAACAATAACAGCTCTCATTACTCCAGAAAATCTCGCATTAGCTTTAACCGGAAAGTCAGACCTGCCAGTGGAGCTAAAGCTGCGAAATGTTGAGATTAAGGTGAAATAGCTATGACCACTATTACCAAAGAGCGACTGCTGACAATCAAGCAGTGGCGCGAAACATACGGACCTGGTAGCAACGTTGTACTGCCAGCAGAAGAAGCGGAAGAACTGGCACGAATTGCTCTGGCATCGCTGGAAGCAAAACCAATAGGTGCATTCCACATTGCAGAACAGCAAGTTGACGGCACAAGTGACTACCTCAAGGATGGAGAATGGCCTATTGATAATGGAATTATTGAGGTCTACGCCGCTCCCCCCGTTCCAGTAGTACCGGAAGAAAAACCAATGCCTAATCCTCTTAGCATGTACGCGGTCGATGCTGTTGCCGCTATTGCAGAGGTGAGAGGCTGGAACGCCTGCCGTGCCGCTATGCTTCAGGGAAAAGGAGAGTGATATGACCACTATAACCGATAAGAAACAGTATCCAGGCGAGCAATATCTTAATGAGCTAATCACCAACATAGAGTTTGCTGCAAGGGCACCAGTTGAAGTCGTGAGAGCGATGGCAGCAGAGCTACGGAAGCGGCGCGAAGCTGATAGTGCAGAACCTGTAAGCCAAACTTACAAGTTGCCTCCCCTGTCATCCAGCGAAGTAAACGACGCGGCATGGAAATTACACAACATGCTGACTGAACACGGCCCGCTAAATGGGCGTCAGTTCAACAATCTGAAAGGTTGCTTCTATGAGGCATTAAAGGTCGCAATGCGCAACTATCCGGTAATTCCGGATAGTTGGATAAGCTGTAGTGAGCGAATGCCGGATACCAAAACAGCCGTTCTTGTTGCCAGGGAGTTTGACAGGAAAGGTGACTGGCGAATGAAATGGGCGACTTACATCCCGGGGCATCCTGACGCTAATGATGGGTGGGTAATACCTGGTGCGTCGTGGATACCATCACACTGGATGCCGCTACCAGAACCGCCGCAGGAGGCAAAATGATGGATGTAAAAGAGAAGGTTTTGCAGGTGATACGTTCCCGTGCTGCCCTGCAAGAGAAAGCTCTCGGCGGGGAATATCCATTCACGATAGCAACCTGGAATCTGCGGTTGGCAATGGAGAAGGAATTTCCTGATGAAGAATGGCGTTCGGCAGATTTGCGCAAAATTCTTATGGAGATTGCTAAAGACGGAACAGTATCTAAAGATAAACATGCCAGCCGGATTGGTCAGGCAGTATGGAGACTGGAGGAGCGGTAATGGCTAACCTGCAACTTGCCGTCAAAGGTGAATACTTCGATGCCATGATTCGCGGGGAGAAAACGGAAGAGTATCGCCTGTGTAATGACTACTGGAAAAAGCGCCTCGTTAACCGTAAGCATGACCGCCTGATTATCACAAAGGGATATCCGAAGCGCGACGATTCCAGCCGCAGAATAGACGTCCCGTATGACGGATATGAAATCAAGACAATCACACATCCGCACTTCGGCGATAAACCGGTAAAGGTGTTCGCGATAAAGGTAAATATCGGCAATGAATAACAATCCTCGCACTCGCGGGGATTTCTTTTATCTGAACTCGCTACGGCGGGTTTTGTTTTATGGAGATGATAAATGCACTTCCGAGTCACAGGTGAATGGAATGGAGAGCCATTCAACAGAGTTATCGAAGCAGAGAACATCAACGACTGCTATGACCACTGGATGATATGGGCGCAGATAGCACATGCAGACGTAACCAATATTCGAATTGAAGAACTGAAAGAACACCAAGCCGCCTGATGGCGGTTTTTTATTGCCTGATTTGCAGGTTCGATTCCCTATTTGGAGATAGCACTCATGCAACACGAACTACAACCTGATTCACTGGTTGATTTGAAATTCATCATGGCCGATACTGGCTTCGGTAAAACCTTCATCTATGACCGGATTAAGTCCGGAGACCTGCCTAAAGCCAAAGTTATCCACGGGCGAGCAAGATGGTTATATCGTGACCATTGTGAATTCAAAAATAAACTCTTAAGCCGCGCCAATGGGTAA